AGTCGTGAAGATTTGTTTAGATTCCTGCAGCATCACGAGATGCAAATTACTAATCAGGGTATGTTCCTTGCTTATCGTAGAGTAGTTACTACAGGTACAAATAACATTGGGTTGGTAAACTTTGTATCTAACAATTATGTCAAGGTAAAAAGTAAGTGGAAGAAGAATCCCAAAGACTTTATTGTCTATGAAAAGGATGGTATGCTTGAACTAAGTTCTAATACCAAAGATTCTTCTTATACTAACAAAGGTACTCTTGAACAACTCTATCTTGACTTGCCTAACTTACAGACATCTCAGTTTACAGATGCTCATACTAAAACTATGGACTATCGTATTGGTGTAGAGGCAAGAATAGAAAGACATCAGGGTAACCAATCTAATCAGGTAAGTTGTTCAAAAGGTTTGCACGTAGCAAGTAAAGCCTATGACTATTCAGGCTTTGGTGATACAGCTATTCTTGTAGCAGTTAATCCTATGGATGTATTGGCTGTACCTAAAGGAGAAGATGGCAAGCTGCGTACTTGTGCATTTACTCCTGTAGCTGTACTGGAGCAGGACGAAGAGAATAACATTCTTGCAGATGATGATATGGAAGTGGAAGATTTGCTATTCACACATTATGAAGAGCAAGTAGCAAAGCTTGAAGAAATGATTAGCAATAACTCTGCTTATGAGCTTAATGTAAATCATATCCTTAATGCTCCTAGCCACCACATGTTATCTAATATCCTTAGTAATTTACAATCAGCAGAAGAAATAATTAACAGCAGAACAAGTTACATTTAATATGTTAGACAGCAAAAGAGGAGAAATCCAGGATTCTGCTGTAGCTACATGGGATAAGACGGGTAGAAAAGGTACTATTAATCTTAGTACTGGCATTGGTAAGACTTTTTGTTTTATCAAAGCTACCCGTCTTTTACCCAAAGGCTCCAGTATATTATTCTTAGCAGAAACAAGTCAACGAGAATTTGACTTAGAGAAAGACATTAAGTTTTTTAAGAAACTTTATGGCTATGATTTAAAGTCAGTACATAACTTGACTTTCATGTGTTATCAGTCAAGCTATAAGTTGACTAATACAACATGGGATTTAGTATGTGCAGATGAGATACATATGTCTTTAACTCCGCAAAATACAAAATTCTATAAGAATAATGTTTATAAACACATTCTTGGATTATCAGCAACAGTAGACAGAACAACTAAATATTTAGATGAAGAAGGCAATGAAACAAACAAAGGAGAATTAATTGATGATATAGCACCAATTGTATTTAAATATAACTTGAATCAAGCTGTAAAAGATGGTACTACAAAGAAGCTTCGTATCTTTATTATCAATCATCACTTAGACTCTGAGAAGAAGATTGTACCAGCAGGAACTAAGGCTAAGCCATTCATGACTACTGAGAAAGCTGCATATGATTATTGGGATGCAGAGTTTAAAAGAGCATTATTCTTACCTGATGGACAAGCTAAAACATTTAAGATTAGAAATACTTCAGCAGCTCGTGCTAAGGTATTATATACATTATTTTCTAAGGTAGAGTCTGTAATTAAATTACAGACTGCCTTAGAAGGTAAAACTCTAATCTTTGGTAATAGCATTGATACATTATTATGTGTAACTACGAATGTTATTAGTAGTAAGAATAAGGATGCAGAGAATGAAAAACTTAGGACAGATTTTGACAAAGGTAAAATCAAAACTATAGGTTCATTCAAGATGCTTAAGCAAGGCGCAAATCTTAAAGACCTGGATAATACTATTCTTATGTCTTACTATTCTAAAGAGCTTGATATGGTACAAGCAATAGGGCGACAAAGAGTTTCTGATAGTATAGGTAATATCTTTATCTATGTTACAGCAGGAACTCAGGAAGTTAAGTGGTATAAAAAAGCTATGGAAAACATTAACAACTATGAAGAGATCCATTGTACATCAACAGACGACTGTATCCAAAAATACAAAGTCCTTACTGAAAAAAACAAAGTCTTACCGCAACACATTGAAGCATAAGGAGTTAACTAATGTTTTCAACATAGAGCGTGAAGATAGGATCTTAATTTATAAAAATCTTGGATATGTATAACCTGTTAATTATTTTTATACTCTTCTTAATTATCAAAAATCTTTATAACTTTACAATAGTAAAGCATCTGAATGATGGATATTACCTTTACTATGAATATAAAGAATTTGATATGTGGTACAAAAAGTTTAATATAAGAGTTGATAAAATATGTCTTTGGAAGTTTAAACGCAAAGACTATGAACAAGATATTTATTAACTATTAACAAAGCTAATTAATATAAGAGCTTATCAGAAATGGTAAGCTCTTATTATCTAATCAAATTACTAATAATGACAATTAACTTAAACTTAGAATTATTAGCTGAAAAAAGCTTAAGTCCTAATGAGTTTTGCATTCTGTATTGTGTGTATAACAAAAAAAATCCTAAGGATGAACTTTGTTGTGTACCTGATGAAACTTATTTTACAATAACTAAGTCTGCATTTCTAAGAGAGAATCCTAACTCAACAAGTACTTTCCCTTATTCTCTTACAGGAGAAGGGTTAAACTTATTTGAAAGTTCAGATTCTTTCATGGATTTTGTAGAATCATACCGTAATTTATTTCCTAAAGGAGTAAAATCAGGTAATGGTACTCCTATTAAAGGTGATAAACAAGGTGTAGCTAAAAAGATGGAATGGTTTATTCGGACATATCCTGAATATTCCAAAACTACAATTCTTAATGCTGCAAAGCTTTATGTAGAGCAGGCACAACGAAGAGGCTATACTTATATGGTACAGGCAGATTATCTTATTAATAAAGACGGATTATCTAAGTTAGCTGCTATGTGTGAAGACTTTGATAATAAAACTGCTCAGGTGTTACGTACAGGAGAGAGAAGAATATGAGTATATATAAAAATGTAAAAGCTCAAATTAAGAAAAACAAGCAGTTAAGGCTTGATGGAGGCTATACATGTATTCCATTTGTTCTTCTTCCTAAACTAGGTAAAGTAATTCCAGGTATAGAACAAGAAAAATATTATCTTGTAACTGCCAATAGTAAAGTTGGAAAAACCAAGCTTGGAGATTTTCTCTTTGTATATAATCCTTATGAGTTTGTTACTACAAGAGAAACTGATATTAAAATAAAAATATTCTACTTCTCTTTAGAGGTTAGCAAAGAAGAAAAGCTTAGCCAATATTACAGTTATAAATTATATAAAGATCATAACATTGTAATATCCCCTGAAAAGCTTAAATCAAGATTTGAAGACTATATTCTTGAAGATGATATAGAACAAATCCTTGATGGCTATGATGAAGAAATGGAAAAGTTTGAGTCTATGGTTACTATTATAGATAATATAAAAAATCCTTTCGGGATTTATAAATATATGCGTGATTATGCATATGCTAATGGTAATCATTATGATAAAAACGGTAAACTTATTTCTAAAGAAGACTTATTAAGTAATAATGTTGAGATAAGGGATGCAGCAAACATAAGAATTGCTTCATATAAACCTGATAATCCTCAAGAGTATGTAATAGTTATTACAGACCACTTGAGCCTGCTACAACCTGAGAAAGGACAGGATTTATGGACTACTATATTTAATTTTAGTAGCAGGTATTGTCTTGCTATGAGAGATAGATGGGGATATATTCCTGTAGCTATTCAACAGCAAGCTGCAGATCAGGAAAAACAACAATTTACTTTTAAGGGTGATAGTATAGTAGCAAAACTCAGACCAAGTCCTGATGGTCTGGCAGATTGTAAGCTTACACAACGTGATGTAAATGTGATGCTGGGTTTATTTGCTCCTCATAGATATAAAATAGAAAACTATGAAGGGTATGATATAGACAGACTAGCAGATAATTACAGAGAGTTTAATGTAATGCTCAATCGTAATGGTTCAGGATTTATAAATATAGATTTATATTTCAATGGGGCTTCTAACTTCTTTAAAGAACTTCTTCCGGCAGATAAAATGGAAGAAAAGCATTACAAAGCAATTGAAGCAATTAATGCTAAAGCAAAATAAAACTCCTGATATTGTACCACAAAGTACAGATATAGTTACTAATATACAGGAAGAATTTAAACAAAACACTACAACTACCTTAGAAATGACTGAAAATTCTTCGCCTTTCTCTCCTGTATTTATAATTCAGGAAATAGATACTATTCTGGACTTCATTAATTCTTGTGATGAAGAAACTAAAGAAAAAGTATTAGAAGCTTTAAAAAGTAAAGCAGCAGATAAAGCATTATTTATGACATCTAAACATAAGGAAATCTTTAATTATATAGTCTTGATAAATATTGCAAATGTAGAAGTTGATAACTTGCTATTAGCACATTCAGAAAGTCTTGAGTCATTAGGGTTATTCTTGCAGGAATTTACAGATTTAACAGCCTCAGAAATAAAATCTCAATATAACAGCAATGAGCTCTAACTATACAAAAGATCATATTAATAATATGATAAAAAAAGAATGTGATAGAATATGTACGTTACTTCTTGAAAAGAATAATGCATACAATAACTCTTTACATGAAAAACCTCCTTTGTTTAACATTGACCCTGCAACAGGTATTAAAGCAAGGATTAATGATAAACTCAACAGGATTAAAATGACGGGATTATCTGATGCTACAGAAGATACATTAGATGATTTAATTGGGTACTTAATTCACTTAAATATAACTTACAAATTAAACAAACTATGATTACAATTAAAGATCCTGCGCTGGGGAAATACAGTGTAATTGAAGATTACCAAGGATTTAAAGTAAAAGATGAGCAAGGTAAACAACTTGTTGCAGTAACTTCTTTTGAAGAAGCGCTAAGATACATAGCGCAAAGAATTGTATTAGAAGGAGATGCTACATTAACTCTTAGCGCATATACTAAAATGCGGAAAGATGTTTTTGACAAGATTGTAGCAGCTCAAGAAGTTAGATCTGATAATTCTATTCAGGAAACAATTGACTTTGGAAATAATGACTAAAGAATTAGCAACACAGGAAAAACAGGATTTAGTTGTACCTCAAAATGAGATGCAACAATTACAATTACTTATTGACTCTAAAGTTTTACCAAGCAATGTAAAAACTATTGAGCAGGCTTTTGCTATTGCTCAGTTTGGTAAAGATTTAGGTATGAAGCCTATGCAGGCTTTTCATCAAATTTATTCTATTCAAGGTCGTCTGGCTCTTAGTTCTAAAGGTTTGGGTGCATTGTTGTGGGCCAATGGCATTCAGTACAAGACTATTCAGGATTTTGAAAAGATTGATAAAGGTGATGGTAAGTCTGACTTTGTAACTACCATAGAATTTTATCGTGGTAAAATTACAGATAAGGCTTCTTTTTATTGGTCTGATGCAGTCCGTAGTGGATGGACTACAAAAGACAATTGGGTTAAAATGCCTAAATTTATGATGTGGGCAAGATGTTTATCA